ATTTTAGAGGCGCAGGATGTGTTGATAACCTACAGAGGAAAACTACCGGGAATAATTACTGGTTCTCTGAAGACTCCACCGCTGGCCTGAAGACTTAACATATCTAGGGATTTGAAATCGATAAATCCTGATAAATATCCATGAACGCAAAAATCAAATACGGCCTGTCGGCTGCCGTTCTGGCGCTGATTGCCGCAGGTGCGCCTGCGCCTGAAATCCTCGATCAGTTTCTGGATGAAAAGGAAGGTAACCACACCACGGCATACCGTGATGGCGCGGGTATCTGGACCATCTGTCGCGGTGCCACCCGGGTGGATGGTAAGCCTGTCCTCCCGGGCATGAAGTTGTCGAAGGAAAAATGCGACCAGGTTAACGCCATTGAACGTGATAAGGCGCTGGCATGGTAAGCGTCAACGGAGCACCGTATTGACGCTTATTTATTGGTGAGTACTACGTTCCATGGCAGGAGTTCGTCAACTCGGTTGGAAGGCCATTCCGGCAGTACGCTCAGGATATGGCGCAGATACGCTTCCGGATCGATACCGTTCAGACGGCAGGTGCCGATCAGCCCGTACAACAGTGCTCCACGCTCGCCGCCGTGATCGCTGCCAAAGAACATAAAGTTTTTCTTTCCGAGACAGACTGCACGAAGCGCTCTTTCCGCAGCATTATTATCCGCCTCCGCCAGACCGTCATCACTGTAATAACAGAGGGCATCCCACTGATTCAGTACATAGCTGAACGCTTCGCCCAGTCTGGATTTTTTCGACAGCGTACCATTCTTCTCCACCATCCATTCATGCAGCGACGTCAGTAACACTTTGCTTCGCTGCTGCCTGACGGCAAGACGCTCTGACTCCGGTAATCCCCGTATTTCATCCTCGATGGCGTACAGTTCACTGATTCGCTTCAGGGCTTCTTCTGCCGTCGCACTTTTGCTGCTGATGTATACATCGTGGATTTTTCGCCGGGCATGGGCCCAGCACGCAACTTCTGTCAGTGCACCACCTTCACGTTCTGCACTGAACAACCTGTCGTAACCTGTGAACGCATCCGCCTGCAGGATACCCCGGAAGGGGCGGAGGTGTTGCTCCGGGTGTTTCCCCTGCCGGTTCGGCGAGTACGCGAACCAGACCGCTGGAGGAGATGACGAACCCACATTGCGATCATCCCGGACATACGTCCAGATACGCCCTGTTTTCGCCTTTTTCTGANCTTCCTCCAGGCGTTTGGTGAACAGGCACAGACCATCAGCATCAGCCCAAAGAATTTTGACGGTGTCACCCCGTCGGCCACGGAAGATAAACAGGTGACCGGAGAAGGGATTATCATTCAGCACATGTTGTACCTGTTCTCCCAGTCCGTTGAAGGATTTACGCATATCGGTAACGCCGGCAACGAGCCAGATACGGGTACCTGATGGGAGTGAGATCATCTTCCCCTCCCGGTCAGTTCACGGATCAACACTGTGAGCAGCTCTGGCGATGGATTTTCCAGCGTCATGTTACCGTGACGGAATTCCACCTTGCAGGAACTGGCACTGACTCTGGTCTGAGTGGAAGTGGATAAAGACGGCGCAATGGCCGCCACAGGTTCTTTCTGCTCATCCGGCGTTATTTCTACAGGTAATAATTCAACGCCAGTGTCAGAAGAGGTCGTTACCGGAAGACGCCGCGAAACACGCCCTTCGTTCTGCCAGAGCCTGAGCCATTTGAAAATAACATTATCATTGACGCCATTTTCACGTGCAATCTGTGCAACACAAGCTCCAGGTTGTGATGCCAGTTCCACCATACGAAGTTTGAATTCATTCGAATAGTTTTTACGAGGTTCTTTTCGCCAGTCCTGTAATTCCATACTTAGATGTCCGTCTATATCAGATGGGCGTCTAAGTTACCAATTCTCGTCTGATGGCTACATACGGCGGTCAGTTTACGCTTACCTGGCATGGGTGGAGAAAAACATCAAAGTGCCACTGACCGAACCCCAGAAAGCGGGGATCGCGTCATTCTGTCCGTACAACATTGGTCCCGGTAAGTGTTTCCCGTCGACGTTTTACAGACGAATTAATGCAGGCGATCGCAGGGGAGCGTGTGAGGCGATTCGCTGGTGGATTAAGGACGGTGGCAGAGACTGCCGTATTCGTTCAAACAACTGCTACGGTCAGGTATCCCGTCGTGACCAGGAGAGCGCGCTGGCGTGCTGGGGTATCGACAGATAAGCAGAATATTTTGCTGAAAAATGAGGTTTGCTTACATGGATGGATAACACGAAATCCTGCAAATTGGCAAAATGTAAGTGAATAAAGTCAAAACAGTTGTTTAACACTCAGGCACCGTAATGATGCCTTTGTCATTTCTGCGCATCTCACGCGCATCTCACAACACAGAACCTTTCAGGATGACCCTTGAGGATACCGGTTTGGCTGTCGGTGCCTTTCTGTGGGCTGGATTCCTGTGAGACAAGGTTCATCACTAAAAGGAAATAACCGATGAATATGATGGCCGTGCCGTTTCACGGCAACTCTCTTTATGTAGTTAACCATAATGGCGAACCATACGTTCCCATGAAACCTGTCGTTGCGGGGATGGGGCTGGCCTGGCAATCACAGTTGGCTAAGTTAAGACAGCGTTTTGCGTCAACTATAACGGAAATCGTTATGGTTGCTGAGGATGGGAAACAACGCAATATGGTGTCCATGCCACTTCGAAAACTTGCCGGCTGGCTACAAACCATTAATCCCAACAAAGTAAAACCCGAAATCCGCGATAAGGTCATCCGGTATCAGGAAGAGTGCGACGATGTTCTTTACGAGTACTGGACGAAGGGTTTTGTCGTTAATCCCCGTAAAATGAGCGTGATGGAAGAACTCAACCAGGCTTGTGCTGACATGAAACGGGATAAAAACATTGCCAGTGTGTTTGCTACCGGGCTGAATGAGTGGAAACAGGTTAAAGCCGCGCATGTATCAAAAATCCGTACGCTGGTAAATGAAGCGAATATGCTGATTGATTTTGTCCTGGCTGATACAGGCAAAGGGAAAATAACAAAGGCGGATTGATGGGGTGGCTAATGATATCAGATAAACTCATAACGCTGGTGAAGAGCCTCTGTGTACTTGTCGGCATTTCATTTTTAGTCATGCTGGTTGCCATTTTCTTTTCCACCGCCTGGCGAGTCCTGACGTTATCGGGACTGGTGGGGTGAAAGAGAGATGAACCGTGTTCTGTGTGTGGTGATTATTGTCATGGCGGTTGGCTGTGGTGCGCTGTGGCTGGCAACAAACCATTACCGTGACAACGCGCTCACCTACAAAGCGCAGCGCGATAAAAAAGCCAGAGAGCTGGAACAGGCGAATGCCACCATTACTGACATGCAGGTGCGCCAGCGTGATGTTGCTGCGCTCGATGCAAAATACTCGAGGGAATTAGCCGATGCGAGAGCTGAAAATGAAACTCTGCGTGCTGATGTTGCCGCTGGTCGTAAGCGCCTGCGGATCAACGCCACCTGCTCCGGTACCGTGCGTGAAGCCACCGGCACCTCCGGCGTGGATAATGCAACCGGCCCCCGACTGGCAGACACCGCTGAACGGGATTATTTCATCCTCAGAGAACGGCTGATGGCAATGCAGAAGCAACTGGAAGGAGCACAGGAATATATCCGTACCCAGTGTATACCGTGATGTTTTGTTATGAAGGTGTTACTGGTAACGTTAAGGTAATTTAACAAAGAGTCAGTTCCGGACTTTATAGTGTGCTCAGTTCATGGCCAAAAACGATTTCTGTGATAAATATTTTGAATATTATTTACAGGTAAATGGAGTGGGGCACATGGATAGAAATATTACAATAGAGAATGAAGTATATGCCCGTATTGTATGGGCAGAGAAGGCAAAAACACGGTAATTCCGTGTGTTGCCATGATACCTGATTGGCAGAATAGTTGTTTGGTTTTGAGTATATAGTCAGCGTTTTTTGTTCAGTAATTGCTCCCTCAAAAAATAATAAAATAAGGTGATTATTTTTGTTTATTATTTAGTTTTTTTTGTGTGTTGTTTTATTGTTTTTGCGTGGTTTGTTTTTTATTGTTATTTCATTAAGGGAAGGTAAATTCAGGATGGCAGTCTGTAGATAATCG